AAGTAACACACACTCATTTTGACCGCGCGGCTTCCTCAGACCGTCAACGTTCTGGCTCACTCCGGGCAGACCAGGGGACGCTCCGGGCAGTTCCGGGACGCCTTGGCTACTTAAGTAACAGCGCCGGACTACTTAAGTATATCGGTCTGTATATCCTGCTATAAATTTAGGGTTGACTTTTGTATATATGTGATATACAATGTTTACAAGGTCGAGAGACCTGACGCATAATAACTTGATTACTTGATAGGAGGTTTAGAAATGACTAGAACGGAGTTAGTAGAAAAGAAAAGATTTTTAGAACAGGAGGCAGATTTTCTTGATGATTTAGCTCTTAACGCTTGCAAACATTCTAGAAAAGAATTATTAAGAACTGCGGCGCGTTTACGCGGACAGATAACAGCAATTGATTTAATGTTAGCAAATGAGGCTTAATAAAGGAGGGAGTATAAATGATGTACTTTTACGAGGATAAGGAAGAAATTATTAAATGGTTACTAGCAACGCTAAAGCTAACAGTCGCAGGAGTCGGTCTTGATGATATCCGCTACGAACGCCTCACAAACGGGGACGAGATAGCCGTCCTCATGTATGACAACGGATACCGTAAGAGCGTCAACATTTCCTGCGACTCCGGCGTCGCACTCATGCGCGATATACTGCGTAATATAGAATAGGAGCAGACGAATGACAAATGAAGAAGCAATCGCAAACATTAACATGATAAGAGTAGCTTTTGTTGACCCCGTAACCAAAGAACAAAGAAAACTTATAGATGATACATTGGATACGGCAATCAAAGCATTAGAGCAACAGACAAGTATTATGAGAAGTCAATTGTATTCCTTGATAGGTGAGCCACAGGAAAGTAAGAAATAAAATGCGTAATTTCAACAATATATTTTACATAATCGGCGTAATTTTAACGTTTATCGGATTTATAATGTATAATTACAGCATTAGCAACGACCGCCAGCTCATACTCGCGGCGCTCACTATCGGGGTAGGCATAACGTTTTTATTAACCTGTTACTTATAGGAGGATATCATGGAACAGAAGAAAGACAACACAATTCTTATAAGACTCTCTGACGACGAAATGAGGAGACTTAACGACGGCTGGTTTAGAGCCGTCTCTATAGCAGGGAGACCTATAACGAAATCGGAATATATCCGTAAATGTATCGATGTAACATATAAATACATGAATGACTTAGCAGTCGAGGAGGATTAACTATGAGAGATATTGAGGCTATGGAGTCAGATATGAGGGAACTTTACCGACTCGGAGCTAACCATGTTATAGAGCATATAGAGACCAGGCTTTTTTACTGCCCGGACACATGGAAAACGGGAGCTAATTCTATCATATTTAACATAGTACAGAACGCGCTCGCAGACTGTAAGAAGATTTACGGAGGAGTAGACAATGCCGAGAAATAACCTACAATATGCCCGGGATTTTAACCCATATGCTAAAGGCACAACTATAGACGAACTACTAAAAGTACGCCGCCAGCTCGCTAAGGTAATGAATCAGAGGATAGTAAGACTCCGAGATACAAAAAGCCCTATAACAGGGGAGTCATATACTTTCGGGGCTTACGACTTAATGAGCGACTACTTAAGGAACAGAGATAGAAAGAGATTTAGTGAGGTATTAAAACCGCAAGAGTACATAGACAAGGATACAGGAAAAATACAGGTATCAAAAATAAAGCAGGAGATACGGGCATTACAGGGCTTTGAGGAGCTTAAAAGTAGCCGCGTCGGAGGTATGCACGAGATAGAGGCGGCTCGTGTAGCTACATTTATGACAGCAAAACAGGAGGACGGCATAATTAGTAGAGCCGCTTTAAATGAGGAGACGGTTACCAGTAAGGACTTTTACGACTTCCTCAATAGTAAGACATATACAGAGATATCTGAGTCTATGGACTCTGATAAGCTTGTAGAGGAGTACGACGTCGCGGCTGACCGGGGAGCGACTAAGCGCCAGATAGTAACGGCTCTTAATAAATATGTTAAAGGACTCAAAGATAACGAACGTATCAGTGTAAAAGGCGTACAGGAGGCTCTCGGAGCTATTAAAATAAGGAAAAAATGAGAACTGCATTTATTAAGACTGCTAGCGGAGACGTTGACCGAGTCCCAGCTTTAACCGTCGAAGAGTTCCCGTTTTTCCAGATACCCGAGTTAACGAAACGCGCTAAGCACAAGAAAATTACATATTTTAAAACGTTTATGACATTCGATATCGAGACGACTACAGTACAGCCCGACACAAACGAGGCGCCGGAGGGGTTTATGTATCACTGGCAAATGTGCATAGGAGGAGTTGTCGTCTACGGGCGTACCTGGGAGGATTGGCTCGACCTCATGCACGAGATAAGCGACTGGCTAGAGCTTAACGAGGAGCGACGTATAGTCTGCTACATACATAATGCAGGATATGAGTTTCAATTTATCCGGGACTTTTTAAAGGAGGATTTAGGAGGTTTCGAGGTATTCGCTAATAAGAGCCGCTCCCCTATGTATGTATTTTGTGGCGCAGGCTTCGAATTTAGGTGTAGCCAGAAACTTACTAATATGAGTTTGGAAAAAGCTACAGAGAACGAGCTCGGCGTCGAGCATATTAAAGCCGCGGGCGACTTGGATTATAAGAAGATAAGGACCTCCAAAACTCCGTTAAATAAGACAGAGTTTGGCTACTGTATTTCTGATGTAGTAAGCCTGTACGAGCTCATAGAGCGCCGTCTAATAAATGAGGATGACGACTTAACGAGCATACCGCTAACCAGTACGGGCTATATAAGGCGGGAGTGTCGTAATGCAACCCGAAAAGATAAACATTACAGGGATAAAGTATTTAAAAAACAACGCATGAGCGCAGACGTTTATACCTTATTAAAAGAGGCAGGTCGGGGAGGTAATACACACGCTAACAGGTTTATGAGTAACAGGGTCTGGTATGATATAGACTCATACGACGTAACGAGCTCCTATCCGTACCAGCAGTTAACCCAGCTTATGCCCTGTACTAAATTCTCATATTATGGAGACGTAGAGAGCGAGGCAGAGCTCGAGGAGCTCTTAGCAGAAAATGCCTGTTTATTTAGGGTTATACTTACGGATGTCACAATTAAGAAAAATGTACCTATACCATACATACCATTAGCTAAACTATGGCGTCATGGTCAAGGTAAATATGATAATGGGCGCGTCCTTAGTATAGACTGGCTCTGTATGACAGTTACTGATATCGACTGGCGCATAATCCGCTCGCAATATGACTACAGCTCTCTCTCAATATCGGACTTTTATATCTCAAAATATGGATATATGCCCGAGTGCCTCCGTAAACAGATTTTACATTATTTTGCCATGAAAACAGAGCTTAAGGCTAAGATTAAAAAAGAGACAGACCCAGAGGCTAGGGCTAATTATATCTATCTCTATAATAAAATGAAAAGTCGTCTTAATAGCGTTTTTGGACTTACTTATACTGACCCGGTAAGGCAGTCTATAACGATAGACGATTCCGGCGCCTGGAAAGTAACGACTCCCGATATTGAGGAGGCGCTCGAGCATTTCTATAAGTCGCGTAATTCGTTTTTAGTATATGCTCATGGTGTTTGGACGACTGCGAGAGCCCGGGAGCATTTACAAAAATTAATCGACATAGTAGGAGCTGACAATGCCATATATGTAGATACCGACTCATGTAAGGGTATTATGGACGATGATACCAAAAAGCGCATAGAGGCAGAAAATGATAAGATTCGGAAGTTATGCGAGGAGCGGGGAGCTTATGTTGACTATGAGGGTAAACGTTATTATCTAGGCGTGTACGATCATGAAACAGCAGGAGAGCCCTATAAGGAGTTTAAGACGCTGGGTGCAAAAAAGTACTGTTATACAGACAGTGAGGGGTTTCATATTACTATATCCGGCGTCGATAAGAAAATAGGCGCTCGCGAAATGGGCTCTATTGATAATTTTAAGCCCGGGTTTATCTTCCGGGAGGCTGGAGGAAAAGAACTCTATTATAACGATACAGGCAAGCATTATATCACTGTTGACGGTGTAACAATGCTGACCGCTTCTAATATAGGTATGATAGACTCGACTTATAAGCTGGGAGTTACCGGGGAATATGCGGAGCTTATCGGGCTTAATGTTTACGACATATTACAATAGGAGGTAATTATGGAGGAGTTAATAAGGGAAATATGCGAAAATCATTTTACAATATTAGCAATATTATTAACTATCTGTATGTTCTTATTAGGAGGTCTGTTAAAACTTATAGAGTATGTAGTGAGCAGATTATCGGATAAAGAGGAGGACTAAATGGACTATATAAACATATGGGACTATTACGACACGCGCTATCCCTGGCAGGCTTTTATAGGAGGCAGAGGAACTGGTAAGACTTACAGCGGTTTAGAGGGATGTCTCTTAAAAGATAAACGTTTCATATATATGAGACGTACAGCCCAGGAGCTCGACCTTATGCTTGATTCTGATAAAGGCGAGGGAGCTAATCCATTTAAGCCTTTAAATAAAGACCTGGGGCGTGATGTAGGTTTATCACGAATAGTTAAAAATCTCGCGGGAATTTATAACAGGGAGTTAGTCGAGGATAAACTACAGCCAGTAGGCGCTCCTATAGGTTACGGGGTTGCTCTCTCGACTATTGCGTCTATCCGTTCTCTGGACTTTTCGGACTGTAATATCTGTATTTATGATGAGTTTATCCCGGAGAAACATATAAGACGTATTAAAAACGAGGGTACGGCTTTACTTAATGCCTATGAGACTATGAATAGAAACAGAGAGTTAAAAGGCGAGCCGCCTATGGTTATGTATATGCTGGCTAACTCGAACGACATATATAACGATATATTTATCGAGCTCGGCATAGTCTCAGATATCGAGAAAATGAGTCGCAAGGGTAAAAGCGACTTATATTTTGAGGATAGAGGGCTCGCTATACACTTGTTAAAAAGCTCCGATAAATTCGTAGAGGCTAAGAGTAAAACAGCTCTATATAAACTTACGGCGGGTAGTACTTATGCTGATATGGCTCTCGGTAATAAATTTGCATATGAAGATTTTAGCCTCATAGGACGGCAGTCTCTCACAGGGTTTCGACCTGTCGCTCATATTGGCAAGGCTTATGTATATATGAAAAAGGGCGAGAGTTTCATTTATATATCATACGCCCAGGCTAAAACCATTAACTATAATATAAATAATGAATCAGACAGACTATGTTTTTATGATGATTATGGGAGGACTCTAAAGAAATATTATGTTAATGGCTGTATATGTTTTGAGTCTTACGAGCTCAAACGTATAATACTTGATTTAATATTATAACGTGTGTTATATTATAAGTAGGCTCAGCGCGTCGGTCAGCCGTCGGAAACGGTAGCGCATGGATTGACCCTCCATTAGTAGCCTACATATAGAAGAACCCCGAGCAAATGCCCGGGGCTCTTTTTTTATTTTCTATCAACCGGGTGCGGCTTCTCCGTAGTATTCTAAATCAATTTTGGGATTTAAGCCGCTCGCGTCAGTAAATGCAACAGTACCACCTGCATTTGTAGAAGGAGCAGAAATTCCACTTGATATTACTGAACTGCTAACAGGTGTAAATGCTTGTGTTCCATCTATCCAAGTACCAACGCAACTATAAATACCTGTACTAGAAGTATAGGTTATTTTATAGTAGTTAGTAGCGCCACTACCTCTATGAGGATAAGTACCCAAAGTGAGCGTTTTAGCATTTACTCTAAATTTATTAAGTACAGTATCAGTAAACTCGCCATTAGTTTTGTACCATTTCAATTTTAACTTATTATTGTTTAAGGAAACGCCGCCAAAAGCCTGTGTAAAATTATCAAGGTCGATTAACTGACCGTTAGGATTTGCAATAGCTATATTTGTGTCAATTTCATTATTTTTCAGCCGCAGACCAACACCGTCAACTCTAATTGCAAAGCTCGTGCATTGTTCAAAATGGTTATCACTCACATATATCCGAGAATGTGTCGCGGAGCTAACCGCGTAAATTCCATAGGGCGTATATTCGAAAATATTTTCGTTGAAATAAAATGTCCTATAACCGTTAGCACCTCCCTGGATATATACGCAGTTGCCTGTATTATGTGCGCAATAATTGCGTTCATAATACAAGGTTGTGCTATTTGATTGTGCAGTGTAAATATGCAGTCCATTAGCAGAGTTGATACACTGGTTATCATGGATATGCATGTCAACAAATGAATCAAGTGAAATACCATCGGTACAGCCTTCAAAAAGACAATTAAAAATCTCACAGCTGACACCATTTTCTATTTTTACACCTTCAGTAAATCCCGATATTTGCAGGTCATGCACACATAAACACAATGTTATCGAGAATGTAGACGCAGTTTCGATAAAAGGAATAGAAACGCCGGAATACGGAGTTATTTTCGTAGCCATTCCGTCGTCACCATGTATTGTTAAATTGATTTTGCCATCAAACCCGGTGATTTTTTTACCGATACGGTAAATACCTATCGGAAAATAAATACTACCGCCGCCTCTATATTTTCCATTAGTCTGAACCGTTGTAGGATGTACAGTATAAATAACGTCGAGCAGGTCGTTAATAATATCCGTATTAGCCTCAGCCTCTGCCTGTGTAACTGCCGGACCTTCATGTACTCCGCATTTTAAAATATTTACATCATCATAACTATCTATCAATGCTGCATATAACCCGCCTGTTATATCTATACAGAACATATCAGAGCGCACGATATTTGTAATAAGATAAAGCCCCGCGCCTCCGTCACTAATGTTATAAAAGCCTGTAGTTTCTACAATATCCCCGGCGTCCAGATTTGCTACATTAGCGATAACATCGCTCATAGTTTCATATTTTTTATAACTATTCAAGATATCGTTTATAGCGTCTATCTGGTGTTGCAGATTTACTATAGCGCCGGAGGTAGAACCATATAAAAACCAATATGTAGTATCAGTTAATGGTGTCCCCGCAGGTACATTTATACGCGCTATATAACTTGTACCTGTTCCATTTTCTACAACATCCAACGCCTCATAAATTTGTGTAGGGTCATAAGTACCCATAAATCTAGGCACATAACGAGCGCCTATATAAGTATGTACTCCCATACTGCTACCTCCTTAATTGGTATTAAAAGATAATGTTAAATGCCCGAACTCCTCGCCCGCAATAGTAATATCATATCCAGTAGTATTAAATATGATATCGTCCCAGCCGTCTGGTATATATGCGACAAAATAGCCGTCGTCAGTAATACCAAAGTAAACCATTTTAACAAGTTCTCCGACTATATTAATTGCGTTTTCCTGCATCCATTTAGCGAACGCATTTCTAATAGATTCCGGGAAGTTGCCCGCCTCTATCTGGTCGACTAATTCCTTAAACTCCTCATACTCAGCCTGCCAAAGTTTTTTCCATTCTTCCAGCTCGTCAAGCTGAGCTAAAAGCTCTTTCATGCGTTTAAGTAACCAGTCATCATTATAGAGGTTAGGGTCAGTATATGGGAACTCGTAATTAAAAGCCATATTTTAACCTCCTGTTAATAAACTTGCACAATGAACTCACGTTCAAAGCGCGCCGCGATATCGGTGTAAATGTCAAAGCGCCGGAGCTCCAACTCCCCGGTTATCATCTGAGCATTTGTTGTAACACCGATGTTCCCGTGTATGTGTGAACTATAGCCCTCTGTGCCGGTATGGGTTACAGTGTCAACCTTTCCATAAGTGGTCTCGTCTTTCCGTCCGTGTGTGAGATTGTCTGAATACGACCCGCTTGTTTCTTTTTCGTCCTCTCTGTTTGTTCTCGAGTCCGTTACTTTTTCGCTCGGCTGATATGCCGAGGAGTCAAATGCTGATACTTGCGTCTCCCTGGTATCGTCTCCCGAGTATGTTACAGTCTCTTTATAAGAATCATACTCGCGTACAGTGGAGTCTGTACCGCTCGCCTGCGTCGAGTCTTTACCCGAGAGAGTGCTCTTATCGATCAAGTCTGGCGTTTTTGTGCTGAGCTCGTGCCTATCGTAGTTCTCTATAGGGTTATACTCAGCGGTTAACGCGTCCATTATCCTGTCAAAGTTTAGATAATTACGGGAAAACCAAAGCCTTATATCAGCCTTAAGTATAGGCGGTACTTGATGATAAGGGTAGAGCTGTCCGCACCTTTTCATTATTTCCGATAACAGCGCGTCCCTGTCGTAATCCTCCGGGAGTATCATACCGTCGAATAGAGTAGGGTCATATTGATACATACCATTAAGAGTTAATCTCGCCATTTTCCGCTCCCTCCTCTGTATAATCATAATGAAGTTTTACGTCCAGGTTAAGCCCGGATATTGCGTTTATCTCGTCCATTGACTTTTTGATATTGTCATATATGACGCTTATAATAGCGCTTGTCTCGTCGTTGTTCTCGCTTACTTCCTGCGAGTTAAGTCTCTCGCGTTTATCGTAGTTAGCGTTTCGTATACCAATCTCAGTAAGAAAAGCGTTAATAATACCGCGTCGAGACTGTAAGAGGTCATTAACCAGATAATTATTTTTCATGTTCGGGAGGAGTGTTTCGATACTCTCCTCGTCCATTACTTCCTTATTTACTACTACAAACGGCTTGCCTGTCGTCGCTTCAGCGTATGCCTCTTTAATAGCGTCTGCGTCCTTTTTGTTCTTGGCTTTAAAGAAAGCAGTTACATTACTGTTCATAAGGTTAACGTCGATAGAGCGGTCACATTGCGCGAGCTCTGTTGAGTACCGGGTAACAATATCATCAAGTCCCCAGTAGTCGTCCATACATTTTATAATCCCGGCATTGACGCCGACCGCGCCTATTTTGGGCGTCGTTATAAACTGGTTATATACTTGTATAATTTTAGGGTTGTAATACAGGTCGAGCTCTATAATACTATATGGCTGAGCAACCCAGCCAAATTCGTTGGTATATATTACTCCGATACTTCCTATATGAAAGATCCAAAACCTAAAATAATTTTTCTTCCAGGTATCGGGTAATGTAAAGTCTAGAGTCGAATATATCTTAGTATATAGAAGTCTCTTATAAAACTCTACCCCGGCGTTAGCCCTGCCTTTTACGACTGAGGGCTGTATGTTGAAATGGTTTAATAGCATGTCCTGGTCGAACATGATAGGCGCTGTATCACTCAATGTAAATTCCTCCATTTAAATAGTTGTTTACAATATCCTTTTCGTTGCCATATCCTGCGATATCTACAGATGCGCCGCTCGTCTGAACGTAACCCGAAACGCCTGCGAGACTCATAACACCATTATAAGGAGTTCCCTTTACAGCCGAGACGCTAGCGGGGCTAACTGCCGTATCATGGAAAACAGTAAAACAGTATACTTTTTTACCCTGGAAACTAACAAGCCCTAAAAATGCGCCGCCGCCGTTTGAACCTATAGACATAGCCTGCGGCTGTATAGCGTTAGCCAGACCTAATGCGTCGCTTAGAGTGTTCCCTATATTACCGGACGCTATAGAACCCGCTAAATTACCTACAGCCATAGCGGCTCTGGCGGGATTGACGTTGTTAGCCCCTACAGGAAAATTGACCGCTACGTTAGTAGTATATTGTGCCAGCACCTTGCTAGCAGTTCCTACATTAAATATAGCGTCGCCCGAGAGTTTATCTACTTCTACGTCAACATATAGATAATTTTCTCCTATTACGTCTGAGGGCGATATAGTAGTTAAACCGATAGCCGGAATATATAGATAAATCTCATGGTATGGAGCGTTACGCCGCCAGTCCGTAGCTTGCCAGGGTATGGCTACTGTTGCCGAATCATGTAAGACTCTATCTGCCGCCCCTATTGCATAGCCTTGCTTACCAGTATCACACCTCCCGAGATATACAGACTCAAGACTACCTCCCCAAGCGGCTGGGTCTATGGGCAAAACATAACAGTTCCGTATACAGTCGGTTAGCTTACCTACATAAGTACTGGCAATAGCCGCCGACTTAAGCAGGTCTACTATAAAGCGCCCCGCGTCACTTATTGCAGATTCTACGCTTGAAGTATCAATAGCCGGGACGTCTGACAGTTCCTTGTCTAATGATTCAAAAAATCTAGTACTTACAATTTCCTTTATCTCGGAGAGATTTAACTTATAAGAGTTTACATGGTCTTCTCCGACTGTTGTAAGTACATGAGTAAAACCTACACCAAAATAGTCAAAAGAGCCATTTTCCGACTCGGTAGTCTGCGTCGTTTTAACGCTGAGTCTATGGTCCGCGATCTCAGTATTAGTATGTGTATAATAAAGTACATAAGCAAATGTTGACTGTATCGCGCTCTTATAAGTTGCCAGAACGTCTATATTACAATGTATCTCCGTAAGATTATTACGGAGGCTTACAACATCATCAACAAAATAATAGCGCCCCGCAAACTGTATATAGTTATAAGTAAAATTATTTCCCTGCACAATGAAAACAGGCTGTACCATAGAAACGTCGTCTTTTAAAGTCGCCGTTATAGAAGTACCGCCTGTAGGCTGTTTAGTGCTGTTTTTTCTTTTACTAAAACCTGTATAGGCTGTTATATTTGCCATAGCTTAATCCTCGCATTGTGTATCAAAAAGAACTTTTTCTGCGTTGCGTCGTTTTACCAGTCCCATAAGTCGGACTCCTCCCGCTTTACAATATGCGGGGATTTTATATGATATCTGCTGGATTGACCTGGTATTATTAGCGGTAAGCTTTAAAAGGTTACCTGCTCCGCAGTTATACGCAAAATCTACCAGAGCGTCAAACTGGTTTTGGTTAAAGTCATATTTTAAAGCATTTACCGCTTTTTCAAACTTGGCAACGTCTTTCTTTAGAAACTCGTCGGCGGCTTTTTGGTCTATAACCATACCTTTAGTTATATCCTTGGCGTGATGCCCGTAGCCGATAGAGTACCCGTTAACGTCCCAATATGCCGTAAGTCTACAGCCCTCAAACTGTTTGAGGAGCTGTAGACCCTTGGCTGAGATTTTTCTCGCCATAGGGTCTACCTCCAAATATTTATTTGTCCTGCCGGACTTCGATATCGACGTCTAACTTGTCAATGAGTTTCGTCATTACGATTTTAAGCTCGTTAAGCGTTTCCGTCTGCTTATTGAGCAAATAAAAGAGACATATACACGCCGCAATCGGAAACCCAACAGAGGTTATCAGTGTACTAATGGTGTTAATATCCATTATACACCTCCTGCTCCGAGAACATAAAGGATAGCCTTCTCAGTGTAATCACAGTACGAATTAAAACGCCAATGCTGGAAAATATTCCAATAGCCGCCGTTTGAGTTAAACGGCGTTACGCTTGAATAATCGAACTGAGGCATTACTCCGAGAGCCTCCTCATCAAAGAGCAGACCGAGAACATAATCAATACCTATATTAGCAGTTCCCGTTTTGCTCTGTCCTGTTGCTACGTCCAGTATATTGGGCGTGCCTGTGATAGCTGTAGGCGCGTCCTGACTCTGCCAGAAGTTAACTCCCTCAAATGTTCCGATATCCAAATACTGAGGGTTGAACAGCCCGGAGTAAACCTCTGCCTCTGCCTTGATAAAGATAGGATTATACATTATCATTTTCTGACGTTCTTTAGGAGTATGTCTGAGAATAGACGGGTATCCTGTAATATTAGCGTGCATATCTGCAGACATTTCCGTCATAAGCTCCGAATCGGATTTAATACGAGCCGCTACAAACTTCATAAAATCTTCAATATATGTAGTGAGAAGCTGAGCGCGTGTATATGTTGTACTATGTTCTGAATTGTACTCAGCTACAAGGTCAACCTCCTGGAGTCCCATATCATGTATACCGAGCATGAAGTTAATAAGAGTGAGTCTCGACTTATTCTCATTAATGAGTTCTATCTCGTTCTGGAACTCAACCATAACCGCGTCAATAAATCTGATAAACTCCTCCTCAGAAGAAAAAGCGAGCGCGAGCTGGTCTCTGAATCTTGTAATATGTTTCTGAAGTACTGCAGTACCATAAAAATTAAGCTGTAAAACCTTGGGCGCTCTAATCTTATACATATCGATAGAATTACCGTCTGCGAGCTGTGTACCGTTAAGGTCTGTATTCCAATCCTCGCTAGCCTCGGCGTCGCTGTAAAGGTTTACAATCTTCCTAACCTGTGCGCCCCAGCGTCTCTGTGAAACTCTAAGAGACTCAAGCTTACCTCTATAAGGACGTACAGAAAAAATAGTATCTGCGAGAACTGTAGAGATAGCGTTAAGAGTATTCTCTGCTGACGTTCTAAGCAGAGTCTCGCCTACTGATACAAAAGTAGAAGTATCTACTACTGAAATAGACGTCTGTCCCGTTGCCTGGGATACTATATTATTCATTAAAGCGTAGACGTCTCTGGGTGTGAGTGTGTTAGCCATTATAAAATCCTCCTATTTTCCAATGGTTACTTCTTTAAAATGTTCCGCGAGCTTTGACTTGATATCCGTCTCCGGCGGTACGTCTAAAGACGCGCCTTTTACGTTAAGCTGTTGGAGGAGCTTAGTAAACTGGTCGTCGGATAAAGTTACACCGCTCGGCTGTGCTACAGGCTCGGCTTTTACCTCGGGAGTCTCGGCGGGTTTAACCTCTGCCGGGGTTTCGAGCGCGGGCGTCTCAGTCGGCACTACTGGAGCGTCTGCGTCAAGTTTAAGTATATCCTCTTTGGTAAATCCTGCGTCAATTAGTTTCAAAACCTCGTTAGCTGTCATAAATTTAGCCCTCCTTTATTATATAACCTATGTTATTTATATCATATAAAAGCGGAGCGGTCAACTACTGGTAATAGTTGCCGCTCCTGGGAGTGAATTGTATAGAAAGTATGAAAGGCTTATCTATCTGTAAATTCTACATCATAGCCTGTCTTTTTAAACTTCTTGGACTCGAATGTAGTAACGATAATAGCCGCCTTGTTATCCTTGATTGCCTGGACTACTTCCGAGTCGTCCATCATGTCCTTTATCTGTCCGACGTATCTCTGAGGGAGTGAGAGGAGACTTTCCTCTAATATTACAATAGCACCCTCTCCGTAACCGCTATCGGGAGTTATGAACATACCGAAAATAGGTATCTTAACGTCAAGCTCTACCTCTGAACATTTAACAAACGGATAAGAACTGGTATCGATACCCCAATCAATGCTCATATTCCTACGATACTTACTAAATACTGACATAATGCTACCTCCTTATAGGTTAAAATAAAGTTATTAGTTACAGACCTCCGGGCTGAGTGCTGATATAAGATATAGAAACCTATAGTTATCTCAGCCCTTAAGCCTTGACTATACTATATATCAAGTATATCACTCTGTCAACCCCTAAATTCTATCCCGATATACTTAAGTAGTCCGGCGCTGTTACTTAAGTAGCCAAGGCGTCCCGGAACTGCCCGGAGCGTCCCCTGGTCTGCCCGGAGTGAGCCAGAACGTTGACGGTCTGAGG